GGCAATGAATTACCCTCAATGGTTTATCTACCATCAAGGGTTAAATAAGTAAAATACATATATTAGAGGTTTATTTATTTTGGTAGTTTTGGATATAAAGTAAGAGTAAATTCATCATTTCTTTGTTCTTTATCTTTTAGATAAATTGCATAGTCTAAAACAGATTTTAACAACTGATTTTTCTTTCCTGGATCACTTGTCTTAGGATATAGTTCTAATACTTTTTCTACTTTAGGGATAATATCCTTTTTAGCTTTAATTCTTTTTTCTTCAAGTTTTAAATCTTCTTCAGCTTTGGTAATGTTTATTTTTGCATCATCAATCCTTTGAGCTAATATTTGTGATCTTTCTAAGTAGGTATCTACATCATATATTCCTCTTTCAAGAAGATCATGAAGATTATTTTTTTGATTATCTAATTCTTCTAATTCACCTTTTAATTTATTAAGAGAAATTTTATGAAGTCTTAAAGTATTAGTTGGTTTAGAAGGGGATTCATTAACATCATTCCATTCAGCTTTATAATTCATAAGCCATTCTTTAAGTCCTTCTAGAAGTTTTTTTTCTACATATTTAAATTTTGCACTTTTATTACTACAATTTACTGTGTTATAACACATAATATGAGGGTCTCTGCCTTGGGTATAAGGTCTATATACCATTGAAGCACCACAGATTCCACATCTAATTATACCTGCTAATGGGTTTGTAATTTTAGTATTATATGGGACATGACTTCTTTTATTTAGAATTTCTTGAGCTTTATCAAAAGTATCTTGGTCAATTATAGCTTCATGCTTTCCAGGAACGCTAATCCATTTTTCTTTAGGTAAACTTTTAACTTCCTTTATCTGACCAGGTTTATCTGATTTTTTATATTTTTTCTTTTTCCATTGAACTTTTCCTGTATACACTTCATTTTTTATTATATTTAAGACAGAGTAACTAGACCAGTCTATTCCTGTGTAGGTTTTATATCCTAGTTGGTTCAACTTATTAGCAATTTTTCCTCCACCCATATTGTGGTTAATATAAAAATCAAATATCATTTTAACCACTGGTGCTTGTTCAGGATGTGGTTTTAAAGTTCTGTATCTTTCTGTGTAGGCAATTTCATATCCATATGGAGGTAATGTACCTATATAATTTCCATCCTCAACAGAACGGATTCTGCCACGTTGTAAACGTCTATTAATTATCTTTAATTCCTTTCTAGCCATAAAAGCTTCAAACTCTGAATATTCTTCATCAAATTCATCCCTAAGGTCATAAATTTTCCTAGGGGTAATGATTTTAGTATTAGAATTCTTGAAAGTCTTTAAGATAAGTCCTTGTTCTTCCATGTCACCACGGCCTAATCTATCCATATCCATACAAAGAACTCCATCATACAAACCTTGTTCAACTTCTTTTAGGAGTTCCAACATCTCTGGTCTATGTACTAAACTTTCACCAGATACTATTTCTTCATATATTTTAATTATATTAAGACCTTTATCCTTGGCCACTTTCAATAATATTTTTTTATGTTTAACTAAGGTCTCACCTTCACCAAACTTTTCAGCCTCTTCATCAGCTCTAGACTTACGTAAATACATTGCAATTTTATCCATGGACATAAGATCACCTCATTGGTATTTATATGTTTATTATATATGAAATATGGTGCAAAAGAAAATGAAAGTAGCTGAAAGGGTATTATAGAAGTGAATGTTTAAAGACATATGTTTTGATTAATATTATAGCATAAAATAAATAATATATTAGCATAACGAAAAGTAATCTATTTTTGAGTATAAAAACAGCTACCTTATGGTAGCTACATTTTAATTATTAAGAATTTGTTTTTCATGAATTATTACATATTCATGATTGATAGATTTGACCGGTTTATTATTGACAGTAGAAACTTTAAGAGGCATTCTTTTTTGCGGAATTTCTCTTTTAGCTAGATCAATATTAATAAAATTATTGTATTCAAGATATTTTTTTGTTATGTCAGTCAAATTAATATTGATTCCGTCAACAGTTCTATTGCCTAAAGTCATAACTATATATTTATTAGTAACCCTACATAGTTGACGAAGGAAAAGAAAATAATCATCAAAAAAATTTATAACTTTTTGTTTTTTAGAATCTGAAATTTCATTTAAATATGGTTTTAATAAGTTAAATTCAAAATTATTAAATTCAGCAATTCTTTTTTGTCCACCTAAGCTTACATTATCAATTTTTGAATAATTATCAAGTTCCCAGCCTTCAAGCTCTAAGTCTTTATTGTCAATCCAATACAGTGGAAACATTGAAAATTGTCCATAAGGAACGGTAGTAGCATTTTCCCCATATGGTGGTGATGTAATTGAAATATCAAAGAAGCCATCTTCAAAATTTTTGATTCTCTTTAATATATCATCTTTATAAAGTGTAAAATTGGTATAAGAGTGCTGAAACATATTGACATTATTTTTTACTGAATTCAAATAATCTTTTATAACATTATTTTCAATATTTTTAATAGAATAAGGTGGTTTAATATGTAACTTATAAGTAGAACTCCTAGTATTACTATATTTTCTGATTATATCTGATAAGTTATACCAAAAATATAATCTATTCTTAACATCCTCAATACGCATAATAGATCTGCGAATGATGCTTAGGCTATCAATTATATCTTTTCGAAACCATTTATTGATATTATTAAAACTATGATTTTTTTCAGAACAATCATCATTTTGAATGAGAAACTCTAGAGTTTCAATATCATCAAATATATTGTCTGTTACTCCTTGCAGTTTAACTGTAGTTATAAGATTGGCTAATGGATTGATATCACAACCGTATACTTCAACTTCACGTGATATTATTTTTGCTTCGTATAATGCAGTACCAGAGCCATGAAATGGATCAAATATTTTTTTACAATTATTCTTATTTATCATTTCTTCTAATATTAAATTTTGCATTGGAGCTATCATTACTGCTGGATATAATGATGTTCCATGTATATCTGTACTTTTTTTGTAATTTTTAAAGTCTATATTAGAAAGCATTATTTATCCTCCTTTAAAATGATAGTATTAAAAATTACATAAAAAGTCCAGGATTATTTTTTAAAGTTAACAATTTCATTTGAAATTACTAAAAATAAACTTGCATATTTAGCCAAATCTTTTATTTCTGATTCAGTTAAATAGGTTGTTGATTTATGCGCACCTAAATGTGCATGCTTTACAGCTATCTCATATTTTTCAGGTGCATTACTTAACATGCTGTTTAAACTATCATAGTCTATTTTTGTGTTATTGCTTATCTTTGATTTTAATTGATTGTTTTTATTAACTTTATCCATTACAATGTAAACTCTTTTTTCTAAATTTTTTTCTATAGTTTTATTATTGTTTTTTAAAAAAAATTTATTATCATATTTGTTTATAGTGTCACAACTTATTTCAAAAATAGATCTTAATGCACAGCTAATAAGTTCTAGATTATCAATTTCATTTAGTCTATTAATTTGATTGATAAGTTTATTTAAAACATTATTAAACGTAATAACATAATTAATATCAGTTGGTAGAGAAATTAAACCAGTTTTTTTATTATTTCCGACTATCTTAGATCTTGCTTCTTTAAAATAAATAATTATTTGTTTAGCAACGAGACCAGTTATTTTATCATTATATCTAAATTCTACTTTCATGGTCTTTGGGGATGTAATCGATTCTAAAACATTACTTGATTTCTTATTATCAATGTATATATCAATATTATCTTTATCTATTGAATTACCATTACTGTCTATTACTGTATCTATATACTTCAAAAGGTCTATCTGATCGGTTGGTATAGTTAATTCCTCTTCAGATTTCATTAACTTTATATGTGCTTTTTTATAGTTTCCTTTGATGCTATCATTATTTGGAGTATTGTTTTGTATTTTCTTTTTCTGTTTATTGTCATTATAATCATATTTTAATATAAAATCTTTGTTAAAAATACGATATATAACCTTTTTATTATTTTTATCATATAAAATATTTACTTTATCTTTAAAAGCAAAATCATCAAGTATATTTTTTTTTAATATATCAATATTTGGAACATTTCCATTATCAACAGTAGTATTTGTCTTTTTTAAAATAGATAATTTATCATTTTTATATCTTGGAACTAAATGATTTCTTTTACTTGAAATATCTTTTTGAATTTGATTATTTAAAGATTTTAGAAATTCATTCAATTGATAAGTGTATGGATTAGAAATCATTTGAGTCCTATCAGAGTTGAAATCTAGTTCTTTGTTTTCAGAATTTATTTTTATAATTCCTAAAAATTGTCTAACTATTTGGTCATATTTAGTATATTGAAGCGTTAAGGGGTTAAATAAGTCATAGTTCTCAAAAAGATTGTCATTGATATAAATAAGGGGTGCTATTTGTCCTTGAGGATCGTGATATAGATTATCTATATTTGAAATTGCCCCAGAATAGAGTCTATAATAATTTAAATCTAATTCTATTTTTGTATCTATTAGATTTATTTTAAAATCTCTGTCGAATGCTAAGCAATGATTGTGATAATATTCAATTTTGCTTTTACTACTGTTATACTTTACATTAAATAATACTCTTTCTGGCAATATATCATTATGGTTAATTTTTTTCTTGTTGCTGTAATGAGTATTGTCAATATTTATGTTAATATTAAAATCATCATCAGTAAAAGAATACAAAATTCTTTTTAATATCCTGTCATCATTAAATTGTTTCATAAAAGTATTTATATCTTTTTCTTTTAGATAAATAATTATTTTAGTCCCTCTATTTAGATTTTCTTTAGACTGAAGAAAAGAAATATTATAATCATTTATATTTTCGAGTTTTATTAGTTTATCATAATCTACTGAGAATTCTATAGTAGTATCATAACTATTATGTTTTGTAATCCATGTTGTATAATGACCAAATTTGAAAACAGCTAAAAATCCTAATCCTTTTGAACCCTGAGTGTGTCTGTTGTTATCTTGTAATTTTGCATAATCTTTGTTACTTTTCGATATGTGTAATAAGCTATCAATAGTTGTTTCATTCATTCCAATACCATCATCTTCTATGATGAATACTTTTTTCTTTGAATCTATAGTTATACTGACATTGTTGGCCCTTGCATCATATGAATTCTTTATTAATTCATTAATAGCAACTAAATAACTTGGTATTTTATCTGATAATTCATCAACTATATTTGCACTTACTTTCATCGCCATGTTTTTTCCTATTAAATTATTCATTAAAAGTTCCTCCTTTGTATTTTTAAATATTAATTTTATCTACTGGTTGAAATCCCTTGGTTTTAAGGAATTTAACATTATGTTGAAAATTATTTAAAGCATCAAAAGGATCTATTAAATCAAAATTTAGTTTATTTAATGTGGATATATCTATATTGACAGATAGAATAGTGGTATTATTTTCTTTGCCAGTCTGGGTATTTAGTACAGTAGTGTTGGTATGTATGATAGCATTTTCTATTGGTAGAAGTCCGAATATGTTTCTTGCGATACGGATAGCAAAGCCACAAACATATAATTTAACTATTTCATAATATGCAGTTTTAGTATAGTTTCTAATAGACAGTTTTCCAGTCTTAGTTAATGTCATGTATTGGTCAGGAATTATATCTTCTATGTTTATGTCATATTCAATAATCATCATATCTTTATCAGAAGTATGAAGATTAAAAGAAGGAACAATTCCACCAAGATTGCTTGAAAATCCTATATCCTTAAGTAATGACATATATGCATCTAAATCTCCAGCTAAAATTAGTTTAGATAATTCATTTTGATTTTTCCAATCTTTATATAAATTTTCATCATTTTGTTTGGCTATATCAACATTGCTTTCCAGTTCCTTTATTTTCTTTTCTAGCTTACTTTTAAATATTTTTTCAAATATGTTTGGTTTATAGGTTTCTAAAACTTTTATAGCTTGTATTTCGTTAGGACCTTTTTCATTAGGATTAAAAGGAACAGGTTCTTTGCTTATATTGTCCCAATTGTAATTATAATCACATTCTTTATGGAGTGATGTAAGATATTCTATTGCATTATTGAAATTTTCTACTCTTTGGTATGAATCTTCATAATCATATGTACCATAGCTAGTATTTGAATTAGCTCTATTTTCATTAGACTTTTTAGATGAAGTACTTTTTGTATAGTATAATCCTGAGCCAGGTATACCTACTGTTGAAGTTCTTCTACCAGTTGTACTTACAGTATGCCTTATACCTTTTCCACCAAAGCTAACACTAGCGCTTTTTTTACCAAAATTCATTCTCACACCAGGAGCAATTTTAACACTTTTTCTAAATCTAAATCCCATGCAATCCATCCTTTCATAACAATATAAAAACAATGTCGAACTATGTCGAATATATGTTCTATGTAAAGGCTTAAAAAATACTCAAATTATTTAACTTGAGTTCTACTAGCCTTACTGGAACATTTTCAGTAGCGGCTATTTGTTCTATTGTATAGTTTTCATATTCTTCTAAAAGTATATCTCTTAGTAATAACTCAGCAGCAAAAGTATCAGCTTCTATTTCAAATTTATTTTTAATTACAAGTGGATTTTCAATAAAGAAACTGATACTTAATTCAGGCTGAGTAATGGCATGTCCTAATTCATGACAACAAATATATTTCTGCATGTAGTAGTCTAAATTGCTGTTAATATGTAATATTTCTGTTCCGTTGTCAGTCCTTTGAAAGAATCCATACAGTTCATTTCCTAGGTCATGAATTAACAAGCATATATCTAGACACTTACATAATTCAAAAGGATCATTAGTACCATAGAGTTCAATAAGTCCTGTAACAATATTTTTGACATCATTACTCATTGTCATCACCTTTGTTAGTATTTTTCTTTTTTCTTTCTATTTCTTCAGCTGTTCTAAGGCCCATTTGAATAGCATTAGCTAAAATTATTTTGGATTCATCTGATAGCAATTCACCTTTTAACATTAGTCCTGGCTGAGCTAATATTATTTCCATTGCTTCTTCAACATCATGGACTTCTTGATGTTTTTCTTCGGATTGTTTAACAAAAGAAATATCTTTATTATCATTATTATAAAGTGTTCTGTCATCAGTTCTTCCTAGTAGGTAATCAAGTGGTACTTTAAAGAAATCAGCAAAATCTTGAAGTAAATCAATTTCTGGTATTTGTTTATCTTGTTCATATCGTGATATAGAGCTTTTATTTAAAAAGAATTTATCGCCTAATTGTTCTTGAGTCAATTTTTTTTCATTTCTTAATTGTTTGAACCTTTCACCAAATGTTGCCAATTTATTCACCACCTTAAATACATTATATATAAAGTTGCAGTAAAAGAAATAATTGTTGCGTAAAGAGAAACATTTTGATTAAAAACTATTGACAAGTTGTTTTTAATAGCTATAATATTAAGTAAGGAGGTTGCATTAAAAACAACAGGAGGTGTTAATTATGTTGAGCAGAGAATTAAAATCTTTAAGAATAATAAACGGTCTCACACAAAAAGATTTGGCTAAAAAGCTTGGAATGAGTGAAACTTCATACAATAAACGTGAAAATGGAATAATTGATTTTTCAGTGGAAGAAATAAAGAAAATGAAAGTTCATCTTAATTTAAGTTATGAAGATATAATAAGAATTTTTTTTACGGATGAAGTTGCATGAAAAGCAACCATTTATTATAAATAAATTATCACACAAATTCAGATTCAAAAAAAGCAGTAAATCTTGGAATAAGAGGAAGAGGCACCTTGAAAAAAGAATATGAGGCTGAACATTTATCCAGCCTACTTAACAAGTTTAAGATTTCTTTTTATGTTGAATAAATCTTGCTTAGTTTGATAATCTTGATGTTTTAGAAACTCAATATCATTTGATATTATATCTAGTTTAGTATTGGTTTCAGTACGAAATTCAGTAAGGTTAGCAGTTTGGTCAATAACAGAGTCTACTTTAGTTTTTATCTCTGTTACATCTGATTGAATTTGAGTTAATAGTTGAAGAATTTTTTCATCATTGTTCATAACAATCACCCTTTCTTGATGGTTTTAAGTGCCTCTGTAAAGGCTTTGATTTGTTCAGGTGTTAAACCTTTAACAGTATGCAAGAGTTCTTCTAAATCGGCTGTTAGGGGCTTTGATGTATCAGTTGGAGCAAAGAAATCAGCTAAGGTAATGTTGAAAACTTTACAAATTTGTTCGATGGTATCAAGTTGAGCCATATTAACATTATTTTCAATTCTGCTTAACTGAGGTTGAGTAATACCAATTTTCTCAGAAAGTTCAACCATGGTCATTTTATTATCTTTACGTAAATCTCGTATGCGTTTGCCAATATTAAACATTATAATCACCTTTACTTGTATGCGTTAAAAGCATATTGATATATGTATATATTACATTAAATATGAAGGGTAAACAATTAATAAATACAAAATATACAAAATACGCATAATATATCTTGACAATATACGTAATAAGTATATAATGATATATGAAAGGAGGTTCTCAAATGGTGCAAATTGGTAAAAAAAATAAAGCTATTCGTAATAAAAGAGGTATTACTCAAATTCAATTGTCAGAAATGACTCTAATAGAACAGACAGTAATTAGTCGCTATGAAAATGGGATTATAACACCTCCTATCTCAAAACTAGATATTATAGCCAAAGCATTAGGAGTAACAGTATCAGAGCTACTGGATGATAGAACAGCATAATAATTATCTCATATAAACAGTTTCAAAAAAAGAAGTAAGTATTGGAAGGGGGTGCAAGGGATGGAAAAGGGAAAATTAGAAAAAAGGATTGCCACTCTTGGAGAGTTAGTCCAAGAGCAGCTTGAATCAAAGGATGATTATAAATTAAATTGTCAAAAACCAGATTTAGAAAGACCTAGATTGAAAAAATTATTTGATGATAGTAAAAAGTTTCTTTAATTCTTCTTTAGTTTTAGGTTTTTCAGATTCTAAGTTAGTAGAGAAATACAAGGTTGTCATAACAGCATATTTCATAGCTCGATATGAAGTTTTCATTATCAAATCAAACAATGCTTCATCTTGTGACCAGCCTTCTAGAATGAGATTATTGTAGTGTTCTTGACCCTGTTTACAAGAATCTTCAATTACTAATTTTAAAATGTTTTCGTCTATTTGATTGAAAAAATCAAGAAATTCTTTTTCGGTCAATTCTATTCACCCCCTTTAGAACATTTTACCATAACGGGGATGAGTGGACAGAAAGAAAGGAGAGAGAAAAATGGCAAGGGAAAATTCTGTTGATGATCTTGAAGTACAAGATCTAAATAATTTTTATTTAAGAACAGGTTTTATATTAGTAATAGAAGATGGCCATGCGGTTTGTAGTTTTAATGAAAAACGTTTTAATAAAAAAGCTTATGAAGTAATGGATGATTACGAAAAAGAAAGATATAAAAATTTGATAGTTGCAGAAATATGTGAATAGTACAAACTGGGAATTTAATAAAAATATATAAAGGGGTGAGTGCATGGAGGAAAAAGTAGAGTATGCTGCAACTTACAAGCTTGGTAACACAACAGTTAATGTTGTAGCTCCACCACCTAAATCAGAAGAAGAGATAAAAAGAATATTAAGGGATTTCCACCAAGCAGGATGGGATATTTGGAATTCACTTTCAACTGAAGAAAAAATTCAGATTAACAAAGAGGCTATGGCAAAGAAATCACACAAAGGATGAAGGACGAAGTTGTCCTCTGGTTAAGTTGGACAAGAGAAATGAAAACAGAGAAGATGGGGACACCCATTTATAGAAGTTCATTTTAAAAATGGTGATTGGTTGCATTATTACAGCAATGGTACATGGGGTTAAGGAGGTGAAGTGATGGAAGGCTTTGTATGTAGTCCTTTAAGTCCTGCAATAGCTTTTATACTAGGTTTTCTTTGCATAATATCCATAGGAATACAGTTAAGAGAAGAAATTGAGGAAGAAGATGAGGATTAACTTCTCACTGGAGGGGAAGTTAGGACAGTTTCTTTATTAATTAAATAATATCACTGAAAGGGGTGAAGTTGAATGAATTCCAACTACGTAATTGACTATCAGACACCACGAGAGAATAAAGGTTTGACTAGAGATAATGTAGCTTTGTTACTTGCAGGTAAAGGAATAGAAATAAGCACAGAAAGTTTAGGATGTTATGAGAGGGGGGTTAGAGATCCTTCACCAGGTATGGTTGTAGAACTTGCAGATATATATCAAGAACCTTTTTTAACTCAAAGATATTGCAAATATAACTGTAAAATAGGACAGGCTTACAGCTATGAAGTACTAGATAATATAGATTTAAATAATTTAAGTAACATAGCGCTAAAACTATTAGAAGAACACAGAGAGTCTCATGCAGTATTAGCTGAAACATTAGTATTAATTACAAATAAGAGAAGTAAAGGAGACTTCTCAGAAGAAGAAATGAATAAACTTAAGCTTAATATTCATGAATTACTTGATACAGAACATACTATAGAAATTTTTAAGATAGCATTAAATAAATTTATGGATATGAAGGAAATGATAGCAGAACACAATGAAAAGTGTATACAAAGAGGATATGTAAAGGGATAAAATAAACAGAATAATAATTTAGAAACGTAATTATATCATGTTTTGTAGTAAAACACCACGCATAGATACTGTATTCAATAAAACGAAATCCAAATTTAAATTAGATTAAGGAGGTGGACAAGTTGCGAGTAGAAATTTCTATAGATTTGAGGTTCAATATTGCGGCTTTGTGTGTAGCAATTCTTCGAGATGATATAGCTACACCTGAACAGGCTTTTGCAGTATTGGAAGGAAAAAGACACAAGCTTAACAGTGAAGATACTTTAGATATGGCAAAAATGAATGAATCAGGCGTAACGTATCGACAGATAGCTGACATTTATGGAATTACACATAGTTCTGTTGCTAAGAAGATGAAACAGTATAAAAGAAGGATCTCTCAGACGGCAATCTGAAAAGATCCAAGAAACAAAAATATTTGATTGCTTCTATTATACCACATTATTTGTGGATGGTATAAGCAGAAAGGAGAATTTTAAATGAGTAACTATTCATTGACTTGTAAGAGGTGTGGAAGAAAGTTAAAAAGTGAAGAAAGCAGAAAGAGAGGATATGGAGCATATTGCTATAGAAAAATTTGCAAGGATAAAGCAAAAGATGTTGATATAGATGATCAGGTAGAACAAATAGAAGGACAATTAGATTTATTTGAGAGGGAAGTAATATGAGATGTCCTGAATGTGGTAGAGAAATAAAGATTAAGAAGAATCAGGTAGTTAACTGCCAGTGTGGGGCAAAACTGATGGCAGTAGAAATATATAAAAAGTTGATTGTTGAAAATTTAAAGGAGGAGAAATAGATGAAAAAGTTTATATTTACTTTTTATACCGCTCATCCGTTAGGTGGAAAATGTCAACCAATTTACGCAAAAGATTACAGTCAAGCTAGGCATAAAATGTGTGAGATATACGGAAATAATTGGGGATTTCAGTACACAGAAGCAAAGTGGGAAGAATGGAAAAAACAAGCTAAAAAGATAGGCTGTTCTGTGGAAAAAGAATTGGAACCTATTTATTGTGAGGAGGCTATGTAAATGGCTTTAGAGTTTATAAATAAGAAAGCTGAAAGAAGATTTATAGATATGTTTGACATTAATAAAATACGAGACACTTTGGACGATGAAAATGATTCTATAAAACGAAAATTCAGCGCATTAAAAAGAGAGGAAATTTGGGAAGAATCCCAAGCGGAAATGTGGGAAAAAAGGAGGAAATAAAAGGATGGATAAATCTGAAAGTATAAAGAATTTAGCTATTGCATTAGCAAAATTCCAAGGAGAAGTTAATAATCCTGCTAATACGGCCACAAATCCTTTTTTTAAAAGTAAGTATGCACCATTAGCAGAAGTTATTAATACTATTAAACCTATTCTATCTAAGTATGGATTAAGTATTGTACAAGCTCCTAGTACAGAGGGAGACAATATAAATATGACAACTATACTAATGCATGAATCGGGTGAATGGATAGAATCCCCAGCGTTAAGTCTTAAAATGGATAAGATAACAGCTCAAGGAGCAGGATCGGCGATAACATATGCAAGAAGATATGCTTTATCAGCTATGTTAGGAATTTCAAGCGAAGATGATGACGATGGTAACCAAGTAAGTGAAGCTGGAAACGGAAAGAAGGATACTCCTAAGACATCAAAACAAAGTAAACCAAATAAAACAGGTAAAAATAATTTAGCAACTAGTGATCAACTAAACTTTATTTATAATTTAGCAAAAGAAAAGAAATATGACAACAAGAGCATGAACAACTATATAAAATCCGCGTATCAAAAAAATAGTAGCAAAGAACTCACAAAGCAAGAAGCAAGTGAATTAATTGAAATGTTGCAATCGCTGTCAAGCACAGCACCCAAGAATGATGAAGAAAAACTTCCTTGGGAAGTAGATGGTCAGAATATTCCATTTTAGGCTAGGGGCTTTGCCCCTGGTCCTTACAGAAGTGAGGTGAAAAAATGGCAAGACCACAGAAGGTGGGATTAGATTATTTCCCACTGGACACAGATATAGATCAGGATGATAAAG